CGTTTGGGGTAGATCCTAGATATGCTTTTATGATACTTTGAAGATTGTGTTCATGCAATAAAGAAAAATATATTTTTTGAGTTCGCTTATCTTCAATTAAAAATTTTAAAAAATTTAAATAATTCATTTTTTTGCCTTTGCATATACAAACAAATGCACCAAATTTAATTGTTATTTGTTCAAATTCTTCTATGTTTAATGCTGACGATGGATTTGTTGCGTCTTCAAATTGTTGAGAGGATGTTATGATCATAAAGGTTTTAGTTTTTTGGTAAATTCCATGAATAATGGTGTAATTTTGCCACCGGCAGATATGTTATTACCATTACCTTCACAATATTTTTCAGCAAAAGCTGCTAAATTTATAGCATTTTTATTATTTTTTCTTTGTCTCATGCTTACTTTTTCGGTTTTTGTGTTGATATAAAACAAAATATCCGGATTATGCTTGTCCATTATCATGTCTATGACAATATTATTAAAATTATCAGTAATAGCAGCCATTACTTTATTAACAGAACCTTCTATTATAACCTCTCCTACATAAAAATTAGTATCTGTATATGCAATTTTAGCGTTATTCTTAGCATGTTGTATTATTTCTTTTTGTTTTAAGCTAAAATCTTTAAAACCATCCTTATAATAATCAATAAAGTAACAAAATTCGTTTCTAAACTGTGTCCAAAACAAAATATTCAGGTCATAAGAGTCTTTAAACTTAAAATCAGAAGAATCATAGTCATTTGCAAACAAAATCATCTTTTTTTGTGCTTCTGTAAACTCCGGTGCTTTATCTTTATATAATTTTCTAACTAAAATTGAATTTGAAGTGTCATTTTTGTAAATAATTTTGGCTTGCTTGAAGTCTTTTACATGTTTTTCTGATCTTTCATGATGATCTATAAATGTTATGAAATCATAATCAAGTTCTGGTAAAAATTCTGGTCTTAATGCAACATCAAAAATTAAAATATTAGGAGGATTACATGTTTTTTTAACATATTCCTTCATTACATCAGTATCTAAGTTTGTAATTTCCCTATATGTGACGGTTGCTGTAGGGTTTGACCATAAAAAAGTCAATAAACTTACAGCACCATCTAAATCTTTGTGTGTAAAAATCTGATACACTTGATTTTGCATAACATTTACTTATTAAGTTGTCGAATTAATCAAATCAAGTGTATCCATTATACTTGAATTCTCATCAATAGTGGCTTCAATGTCAGCATTAAGCTTTGGTGCAGATGTTTTTACACTATATTGAAGCTCAACCTCATCCGGATCAACCAATGACAGTGTAGGATAATCAATATTCAAGTGTGTATATACTTCTCTTGGACCGAATCTGTTCTTTTCGACACCCAAATGAATAATACCAAGTTCAGAATCACCCTTTTCACTCCAAATTGAGAACTGTGCATCAACTGTATGAGCAAGACCCATCGATTCTCCAGTTTTACCGGCATCGGGTGCAGAATTATTATACGCTTGTCTGTTTGCTTGTGTTGCTGTTATGACAGGACACTCGAAATCATAAGACAATGCTCTCAATCCTTCAGTGACTTTCTTGATTCCTTCATATGAGCTAAGACCATTTGCTGGTGGAGCAAGAAGATTCACATAATCAACAATGATGGCATCCGGTTTAATACCTTTTTGAACAAGTTTATTGATATAACTCTTGAGTTGAAGGACTGTAATTGATTGTGGAGGAAACTCTTTGATGATAAGTTTGGATTTTCTATTAACATTCTTATAGTTTTTAACTATATTCTTTAAAGAATTAATGTTTGTCTTTAAATCATCACACGGTATACGTGAAAGCTGTGCTGAAATTCTTTTACCATAGACCTGTTCAGGCATTTCCAAAGAAATAAGAACGACTACTTTGTTCTGACTAAGAATATTTGTAGCTACATTACCAAGAAATATAGATTTGCCGACGTTTGTTACGCCGAAAAAGCAATATAATGCTTTTCCTTCTGCCATAAACCCACCACCGATTTGTTTATCAAGCCATTTCCAGCCTGTAGATACGGTTCTAAACACTTCTTTAAGCTTGTCACAATGGTCATCAATCTCTTCGAGGTAATCAAACCCTATATTATCAACCAAAGATATACCACAAGCTTTTTCAAAGGTTTTTAAAATCTTGTTACTATCAATTTGACCCGTTTGTACATCCAAACTAGTCTCTTGTACGGTTAACAAGACCGATTTTTCTCTCAAAAACCTTTCTGTATTCTTAATAAGAATATCTCTATCATAATTTTTATCAATCGAATTGAAAGACAACACAAGATTCTTCAAAGAATCTTTCTGTTCAGTCGTGATAAGGTGTGTTTTAAGTTCTGTTATGTTTGGAACTCTTTTGTTTTCCAAATAAAAATCTCTCAAAACAGAAACTACTGTTTTAATGTTCTTATCTTTAAAGAAAGCAGGATTTAAATGATCTAAAATGGTTTCAAGATAATCTCTATGCATTAAAGCATTGTAGATTATAATCTTCTCGAAGAAATCTAGATCTAATGGTAAAACCTTTTGCATATTGTGGGAAGTATAGATTGCAACTGTTGAGATTGCAATCTATAAATGCTACTTATTTCCCCAACTTGTCCCGTCGAACAAACCACTAAATCCATTAGAAACTTTATTGGCAAATAAAGAACCCTGTGGATAACTTTTTCTTGCAGTTGGATCATTCGGTGGCTGTTGAACAGGTGTTTCTTCTTTTACCGGTGCATCTACTGGCGTTTCTTGTTCAGGTTGTTCTTGCTCACAGTCCCCAATATATTCATATTTAACGAGATTATACTTTTTCTTAAAGTATTCAAGAAGCTCTTCTTCTGTTCCACTAATTATTTCTTTTCTTTCAATCATTTTCAATCACCTCCTCTTCTACTTCATCAATTTCATCATTTTCATTCTTGAATGCCAATGCAGTTTGTAGTTTTTTCTCCAATGCTGGTAAAACTTTATCCCAAACAGTATCATCATCCTTCCAATCTTTAAAAAAGCCAAGGGTTTCACCGTTAAAAACATAACGATGACCTGCTTTTTCAAGAACACCGTAACCTTCTGCCATTTCAAGAAGACCAGAATATTTGTTTAATCCTGTTCTGAAATTAAGATACATCTCAATCTCAAGGAATGGTGTTACAAATCGATTCTTGGTTGTGAATGCTCTCAATGTTAGTGCATTAATTCCCTTTGCAAGGAAAGTTGCTTCATTGTTTGCATCTTTATTCTTGGCATCATCTGTCTTTTCTGTCTTTTTTGCCATCTGAACAATAACAGATGCCATATAAAGAGGACCGGAACCACCGGCTTGCTTCTTAATTGCAGTGGGATGCATTGCAGATGGATCATCGTAGATATGATTGGTGAAAACAACCGGACAATTTGCAGTAGCAGCAGCGTGTGTGATAGCTCTCATCATAGATTTGAGTGCTTTTGCTCTATTTCCCATATCGGGAGTATCGGTTCCCTCGTCAATCTTTCTCTTTTCTTGAGCAGTAATCAAATTACCAAGAGAATCAATCACAAGAAGAACTTTACCTTGTAATTTCTTTTCAATTACTGTGTTTAAAAACTTTACAATTTGATTTCTGCAATCTTCTGTGATTTCAGATGGGACATGCTTGATTTTAGCAGGATCACAACCAAGTCTTTTTGCTGTTTCTTCGTCTAATGCACCTTCGGTATCAAAATATGCAACATACATTCCTTTCTTTTGAGCATTTGCAATAATTTTATTAGCCATTAAGGTTTTTCCACAAGATTCAGGCCCAATAAAACCAGTAAGTCTTCCCATCGGGATTCCACCATAGAGAGATCCTGAAATAATTGCATTTAAAGCATAGCAACCAGTATCAATCCAATCTTTTACGTTTGATAAACTGTTATCATTTAAAAATGCTGCCTTTGGATTGAGGTCATCTAGTATTTTAAATGCATCTAAAATATCACCCTGAGGAAGTTCTGTTTCGTTATCGTTTTTCTTTTTAGCCATATAGTATATAATAACAAAAAACTTTAGAGAGTCAAGCCCTCTGGAGTCTTTGTGGTTTTCTTTTTTTAACGCTGATTACTCGTCAAAGAGATTTACAACTTTACCGCTGTCATCTCCTGTCGAAGATTCTTGATCAGGTGCAACTACGATGTTTGCAGGGTTAAACATCTGTGCATACTGTCCTTGAAGTCTAAAATCAATTGCATCAATGTTAGTTGTTGCGATTCTAGATGGATCGTAGGTGAATACAACATCAGCCGTCTTGTCTGCAAGGAACTCCTTGAAGAACAATGGGAGAAGCTGTACGCTCATCTTGCCTTGATTGTCGGCAGGTACAATGTGAAGAACAACTGGGTTCTTAATTGCATATGTACCCTCCGCAGAAGGGACAACCTCACCAAGGAGGGTGCGTCCAACTGGATCAAGGATTACTGTTAGATTGGGGTTTGTATTGTTTGTTGTCATACTTTATAAATTTAACACACTTTTATGTATTTTCAAGTGGATAAATATTGAAATAATGAATAAAAGAGATCCTATTTTTGATGAAGTTGATAAACCACTTCAAGATATATCAAGAAGTGATTTTAAATATTCAAAAAATTTACATCAATGGTGTATAAATTATAATGCACCATATTCAATGGGACCACATGGTATTTGTATTGATGCAGATCATTTTGAAGATGAAGAGTATTATACCAATGATCGTATTCGTTCAATGTTACAAGATAAAATCAACAAAGCTATTGAAAATAAATTTAATGAATTAAGAACAGGTATAAAAAACGAAAGTTTTAAGGAATATTTGACCCGTTCCACCCTAACGCTTCGGAAATACTAGGAAAATGAAACTGGAAACTGCTTTTAATTTCATCAGCTATTTCCCTATGTTCCTTTTGAGTATCGTCCTTACATCTTATATCAAGATAATGTATCCAAGAACGGATTGTCCCATTCATGTAAATCGTTGTCGATGTGTTAAGAGGAAGAACCATTCTCGCACATTCTTTAGCAATACCCATTTTCACTAAATCGTGATATAAATCTTCACATTTATCTTGAACCCATTGAAGATTATCTTCTAATTCAACAGGTAATTTAATAACATCATCACCAACCTGTCTATTAGTTTTACCCTGCATCCTCCATTCAATTTTTTCCATACCAACAACAGATGCATACCTTTGGCTGAACTCTTGAAATGAAAAACTACGATGCCGTAGAATTTGAGCAGCAATTGCACGAGATGTTTTAATTTCAAATGTCATACTAGCCATCTCAAATGGACTCCAGTGTTTGTGTTTTATCAAATATGCAAGAAGTTTTGGTGCAGTTTCTACATTAAGCTGATTTGATGGATTAGAAACCCTTGCACAATAAGATATTAATTCTTCTGCTGTATTAATTCCTTCAATTTCAGGTTTCGTTATTGATATTAATTTAGTTTTCATGAAAATAATTGTATTAAATCGGTGACTTCTTCGCAACCAACTGTAGGCACAGGCCATCCAATGATCTTAAATATTCTTTCCAATACAGGAACTACTGTTTTGTTAAACATAAATTTGTAATCTGGTTTAATAACATCCAATAATTCCTTTGGATAATAATCTATGAATCCTATTGTTTCGTAATCATAGATATTTTTCTTACAATAAAAGAATTTAATCTTGGTTCCACTGCTAATTTCTGGATATTTATCATCAACATTAAGCTTTTTAAGTGCATTGTTAAAATTCATTGCACTTCTTACATGTCCCGGTGTACCGGAACCAAATTCTTTGTCATCATCATCGTATAAACTGTCCCATTTTTCGTAATTATTGACTTTTTTTCTAATTGCAATAACTTCTGGTGACATATCACAGAATTTATCATAGCCTTTTTGAAAGATATTGGTTGCGATTCTACGATCTTTCGATATCAATGCAGATTCTAGAACATCTTTTAATAATTCTTTAACTTCTTTTGATAATGTTGCCTTTGCAACTTCCATTCCCTTATATTCAAACTCATTAGTTTTTACACCTTCCTTATCTAAAATATGTAAAATGTAAAACTTCTTGGCTTGTAGCAAGGCAACATCACAAATTTTTTCACGTTTGAAAACATAACGAGGATCTATAGATCTGAATTCCTTTTTAGCCCATTCGTTAATACCGTTATTTAATACATCACCATATTCAGCAATCGCATCATATGCTTCTTTTGTTATTTCACCATCTTTTAAAAGACTTATTCCTTTAATTTTCAAAATATCTTTAAAGGAAAAGAATTCACTATCAGTATCTTGATAAATTAATATATCTTTCTTGCTTCCGGTGAAACCTTGGCTTTTTGCATACTCATAAACAATGTCTGGACCTTGTTTAACGGCAGCTTGTCCTGTTAATGTTACGCTTTCAGCATGGTCGATATCGAATAATGGAAAGTAAATGTTTGAAAATGCACCATAAATCGAATTAAGAAAGACTTTATACACATTTGATAATGTATCATTATCGTTTGCCTCTTCTTCCAATTTATTTTTCTCTTCTTGTGTCTTTGCGTTCTTTAATTTCTTCTTGGCTTCCAACATTTTGTTTTTAGCCAAGACTCTTTCTTTATAAAGTTTATCAATTAGCGTAGGAATAACGCCTTTAAACTTCTGTGTATATAAAACATTTGATTTTGTGATTGCCAATTGCTGTGATTGGACAATCTTTTCAAAATCTTCATTGCTTTTCGTGACAGTATTGCCTTGAACTGTCAAAATGGTAGTTTCTTTATCAGTTCTATCGGTTATTTTGCCAATTTTAGTCTCAGTTGAAATGTTTAATGTAATAATCGTGTTTGGATAAAGACTGTTTGCATCATAGGTAACAACATCTTCATATAAACCTTTCTCTGGTTCCTTAACAAACCCACCTGCAAATTCAGTTTTAACGTGTTTTATATTAAAAGTAGGAATGATTGTTCCCATTTTGAGTGCTTGGTGTGCTACAGCACCCGTAATCATCGCTACCTTGCCCATAGACTTCTCAAAAGGTATAAAACCACGATATGATAGGTTACGAACAAGATTTATATACTTTAACTTCTTTTCAAGATTTATAATAAGTCTAACGTCCTGAATATTATAATCAACAAACTTCATCCAATCGGTATCAGCAAGACTTGATAATGATGTACTACCGATTGCAATCTTGGATTCTCCCAATTCATATTCAGATATATAATTCAAAGACCAAGATTCTCTTTTTCCACCACAAAGAGCCTCATAAAGCTCCATGTAATCAAGAATACTAACACCGGAAAGATACCAGCGATCAATTGCACGACCTAATTTATTAATAGATGCGTTTTCACGAAGAAAAATCTGATTAACCGGTGATAATTTCTTATTATATTCATCATCGAATATTTTGGTAAGCCTATTCATGATGTATGGAATATCATAACCATGAATATTCCATCCCGTAACAATATCTGGAGGATCTTTTCTCCAAAACTTAACAAAACTTCTTAATAAATCCTTTTCATCTGTACATTTATGGTAAACAACATCTTCTTCAAGTGTTGAATAATTCTTGCAACCCCAAGTGTGAAACTTTTCACTCAAAGAATCATAAACAGTTATGAGATTTATTGGATCGCTGGCATCGGTAGGTGTTGAAAAGTGATCCGTTGCATATGTTTCAATATCGATATAAAAAATCTTTAATGGTTGATTACCAAATCCCGGTTTATCAATCTCATCTTTAAACGTAGAAAGTAAAAATTGTTGATCAACTTTAAGATTATAGAACAATCTTTTAATTGGGGATTGTTTTATATATTTTAATCTTTCAAATTCTCCTTTAAATTTAATTTTTTTTAGATTAGATCCAAAAATAGACTTTGCATCAGCGGCATCCTTATCCTCGATATACAGAAAAGGCTCATATGTGGTTATCGCTTTAACCCTATTGCCATCTTTATCCCAAGTCCAAAGATGAACTTCAGACTTTTTGATATCATAATAGATATTACGGTATGCCATTAACCCATGCTATCTTAAAAATAAGCCAAAATCAATGAATATTTTGATCAGGATTGTTCTGTATAAGAATAGGAGACTTCTTTTTTCTTTCTTCCGACCCCCATTCCGTAAAATAGATGGCATCATATTCATCCAAATGATCTTCAAGCCAAAGATTTTGAATAAATGTGTTGGATTTTTCTGAAATTTTCATATAACGATCAAAATCAGAAGTTAAATATTCAAGTTGTGAAATTAAATCAACACCGTTTTTAAATTTAAACTCGGCATCTTCATAGGTACACAGATCTTGATATGTTCCGGGCAGTCCTATACCGCTTGCTTCCACCATTTTGATG